AGTTAGAAGACCATACCAAGCGCCAAAGCGACAACTTGCGGTTCCAATAACAGCTCATACAGGAGAGTTGGTGGTTCCATTGAAACAAACAAAAGCATTGAATGAATTTTTATTTTCATCAAAACAACAATTACCAAAGACGTTGAGAAATGATTTGAAGAGATTAATCACAACCGTTCCAATTGCTTTATAAATAATTTATTATCTTCTTTGAATATAATAAATAATGCCAGTAAAGAAAAAACAAGCTAAGAAAGCAAAAGCAGGTCAAAGACAAAATGTTAAGCAACAAGTTAAACAGAGTGTCAAAGTTGTTGTTGAAGCGCCTAAGGCTAAAAAAGGAAAGGGAACTTCTAAACCTAAAACAAAGATTGAGTATATTCCCTTTGGAGGAGGAGGCGCATCTGGTGTAGCGCCTTTCGACCCATCGATGTATGCGTTATATCGATTACCACCAGAAGGTAATAAATTTCCATATCCGGTTCAAAAGCCGGAGACACCTTTATTACAAAATCTTCAAACAGCAAGATTGACCTATAAAGGAGATAATCCACCTTTAGAGGTTAGTGGAACAGTAGCGAAGAAAATGTTGAATAGATTAGAAAAGCAAAGCAATCTATCTAATGAGGATACAGAGAATGTTATTTATAAAACAGAAGTAGGCGAGTTAGAGAAAGACTATGATGAGAGACTATTAAAAGCAGGAATGGAGGAAGAAAGAAGAATACAAAGACAAAAGAGAAGTGAAGCTTCAAAGAGAGGTGCTGAGACGAGAAGAAAGAAGAAGCAACAATTACCACCAGAAATACCATTCGATACAACACCAAGTCAAACAGAAGTTGAATTACAAACAAAAAGTGAAGTAGAGCAAATGAGAAGACAAGGAGACAGAAGAGTAAAGAAATCAGTATTAAAACCACCACTTCAACCAGTTCAACCAAAATCAAGAACTCAAATAGTATTCGTTGATGATACGGATGTTGAGATGAGAAAGGGAGGAGTTATATCTCAATTTTTATTTAAGGGTTATCGATAATTTAGTATAAAATAATTCTAATATTAGACTTATTTTATGTTTAAAGCCAGGTTAATATCAATGTTAGACTAAATATAGACTATTATATAGCTTAATATATAGCCTAAATCCATATGGAACCAACATTAAACCGGTTTAATATAGTTTAGTATGGGGTTAAACCTAACATATATACTATATTTAGTCTAATATGGCTGTTAGACCCGTGTTTAACCTATAATTTATATTAAAATAAATCTAATTAGACTATCTTTTTGTCTAAAGATATTTAAAAAAATAATTTTTTTTCTTATATATATAATAAAATGTCAAGCATAGCAGAAACAATCAAACAAAATAGAAGTAAGCTCTCAGCAGGTTCTATTAGAACTTATGTATCTCTTATTAAATCTCTTGGGAAAGGTGTTGGTATTGAAATGAATAGAAACTCTATTAAAGATAACGTTGATAAAATACTCGACTATACTAAAGACTTCACACCTAAAAAAAGAAAGACTATCTTTAGTGCTCTCATTGTTTTACTCGATGATAACTCTAAGGATAGCTCTCATAGCGATTTACTTGATAAACTACGTCTCATCATAATGAAAGATAGTAAAAGCGCAGACCAAGAAGATGAGAAGCAACAACTTAGTGATAAAGAAAAAGAAGCTTGGATGAGTTGGGATGATATTATGAAAGTATATAATAGTCTCAAGAAAGAAGTTCAACCTCTTTGGAAGATTGATGACTTAAAGAAGTCTGCTTTTATGCGTCTTCAAGATTTCGTTATGTTATCTTGTATGCTTCTTATTCCGCCAAGAAGAAGTCTCGATTGGGTTGATTTCAAACTTAGAAATATTGATACTCAAAAAGATAACTACTTAAGTGGAAACAAACTCATCTTCAACAGTTATAAAACAAAACGTTATTATGGTCGTCAAGAAATTGATATCTCTAAAAATCCTCTCAAGAAGATTTTGAATGATTGGGCTAAGATAAATACAAGCGACCATCTATTATTAGATACTACTCTCAATCAACCTCTTAATCAAACTAAATTAACTATTCGTCTCTACAACTTATTTGGAAAGAAGGTGAGTGTTAATATGCTTCGTCATATCTTTATCACTGAGAAAGTTCTACCTGATATACCTGCTCTTCAAAAGCTAAAGGAAACAGCCGAACAAATGGGTCATTCCGTAGAAGAACAAATGTTATATAAAAAAATAAAATCTACTGATGATAATAAAGAATGATTGTCAAACTTATAAAGACTAACAATCTATCACCTTATAAATTTATAGCTCAACTTGAAGATGGAAAACGAATTGGGTTTGGAAGGAAAGGATATCGAGATTTCCTACTTACCAACGATGAGAAATTAAAACGTAATTACATAGCTCGACATAAGGTGAGAGAAGATTGGGGTGATAAAAGAACGGCTGGATTTTGGTCTCGTTGGATACTGTGGAATAAACCAACATTGGATGAAAGTATCAAAGATGTTGAAAACAGATTTAATTTAAAAATTATTATTTAAACTAATTTTTTTCTTTTATATATATTAAGAAAAAAATTATGAAGGTTCAAGTTTGCGATAGGTGTTTGTATTGTAAGCCTTATATCAATATTGAGGATAAGTGGAAGTCATTTTTATGTCCTAAGTGTTATCGTTATGAACGATTGAAATTTTCATTAGAGGACTTTTTTCAAAATTAATCGACGAGTAGGAATTCTTCCTTCTTGTCTTAAATCACTCAATGTGGCTGCTATCTTTTGTTTCTTTGCTTTAGATAACGAGAGACCCTTCTTGGAAAGTGGATTACCAGATTTTCCATAAACTTTATATAATGGTTGTAATGGTTGTTTTCTAATACGGTATGGCATTTATATTACTTACTGAAAAAAATATAAATTACTAACTTACTATTACTAAATCCATTTCGGCTCTTCTATATAAATATATATAATAATGCGGTTATTATATATATAAGGAACATATAAATTATAAAACTAAAGTAGTAAGTAGTAATGTAGTAAGGTAGTAAGGAAATTAATTAACCTTACATATCGTTCCACCTATAATCATCTCACTAAAGTTAGTTGGTTCAGCCTTTGTTGCTGTATCAATAATATTTATTAATATCTTACTGTTTAATTGACTTCTAAACTTGTAGTTCAAATTACCCGATGCTAAATTGTGCGCTGGGAAAGGATAACTTACTTGAATATATCTTACATTACCATAATCAAATTGTAATTGAGGAGATTGAATTTCTAATCTCATATATGTAGGGTCTGTTGAGAAACTAAGTTGAATGGTATTGATATAAATATCAAATTCACCATTAGCATCGAAATCTAATTCAACAGGAAGACCATTTGTTAAATCACTTGCTTTAACTAAAAGTTGAAATGACGCTTCATCTTTGTATGGCGCAGGAACTAAATATTGACTATTCATTATTTATTATAATAAAGGATATTATTTTTTAATTTTGGATTTTATCGAACTTAACAAAGTATTCAGGAACACCCTTCACGAAACTCACTGTTAAGAATGAATGTGGTTGTTTCCAAGCTTCGTTTAAATACTCTTCAGGAATACCAAATTCGTCCATTATATCTTTCTTTTCACTTTGAACGTCTGTGCGCCAAAATGATGCTATATCGGTATTTGCTCTAACAATCGTGTTTAACCCCTTTAATTTCTGGGATGTGATTATCATCGATGTTTTGAGATGGCGCATCCCAGTTATTATTTTATGAAACACTTGGTTCTTTTGATTACTCTTTGGAAGCCATTGAAGACAGTCGTCAAGAATAATAAGATTAGCAGGCTTTCTTCCTTCCTCTTCCTCATCAAAGTTATCGTTGAAAAATCTAATCTTTGCTTCTATTTCTTGAAGAACATCATTATTCATTTCTTCATAGTAATTATTAGTCTTCTTTAATTCCTTTACCAACTTGGAATATTTACCATCTGTCCCATTTGGATTAATCATATAGATGTTATCGAAGAAACCTCGATATCCGCCCTCTTCAGGCTTTGTTTTTAATAGGTTGATTACGACTGTTGATTTACCGCTTCCTTTACGTGCTACTACAAGATATAAGATACCTGTTCGTTGTGGAAAAACGTCATCACTATTTGGGCTTGAGAGTTGATTGTCAAGCTTCTTAATTTTCTCTGTCAATTTTGACGGCTTTAGGTTGATGGAACTCATTTTAAAATAATAAAAAGAAAATCTTTTATAATATTAAACAAAATGAATGGATTGAATAACTCAGCCTTGTATCCGTATAGTCTAAACAACTTACAGACAATAAATACAAGCGATGGAGGAACTTTACCCGTATTGTGTGATGTTCCTCTTATCAAAACTTTAACATCTACTAATCAAGAAATATTTTTATATGAAAGCTCATTGGATGTCATTGATTTTAGATACTTCGATAAATCTCTCAATGTAGCAGATTTAAACGCAGAAACTTTATATGCTACAGGCGCTCGATTTAATACGATAAGTGCTACCGGCTATACAGGTTCTTATTTATACTCTCAAAGTGGAACATTTGAATATGTTTTAGCTAAAACCGGCGCCTTCACCAATATCTCTTGTAATTCAGGAGTTTTTAATAGTATTTCAGCTAACTCTTTCACTATCAATAGTGTCAATATCCCAAATATAACTTTCACTACCGCGACAGGAACAAACCTATACTCTACAATGATGAGTGGTAGTAATGCTTACTTTAAACGCATTAATTCAACTACAGTAGGGGATTGTTCTTTTGATAATTTTCGTGCGAGTGCGGGAGTTTTCACCCCTTACGTTTATCTTCAAAATGGTGTCATCTCAACAACAAATAATAACTCGATAGAAGTTGTTCCAGGAAATAATGAAGTTGTCTATTTTAGAAGAGGCATAGCTGATACAGCCAATCAAATAACGATAGACCCAAATAATGGAAGTTTATATTGCCCTACAGGGTATTTCACAGGACTTGTAGCAGGTTTGGTAGATACTTCGAATTTTAAATGGAGTTTAACTGCGACAGGCGCAACAGCCTATATTACAAATGGTTATATTACTAATTTATATGCTAACAATACAATAGCAACAGGAACCTTTAAAGGTAATTTTAAAGTTAGAAATACAGATAGTATTGAATTCCAAGCATCAAATGGTTCTCAGGTATGTCAAATAACACCATCAGCCACAACATCCCCACCTTCTTTATCGTATTCAACAACAGCCCTTGTTGGAAGTCAATTACAAATGACAATGACCTCTACAGGAACAACTCTATCTCAAGTTAATGATATCTCATCTCAAACGGCTCAGGTTTTTAGTAGAGCCGATGATAAACAATTATCTATTAATTACGTTGGAAGTGTGTCAAATGATTTTACCTGTAATGGAAAGGCTTCTATAGGATATTTAGTTAGTGCGCCAAGCAACGGATTAATCGTTTCGGGGAATACATCGATTGGAACAGCTTCAAACGTAAATAAATTAGATGTTTCAGGGGGTGTAGCGATTGGGACATATGCTGGTGTAAATACCGCGCCATCCAATTCTTTAATCATTTCAGGTAATTTAGGAGTTTCTACGGGGACAACAGCTCAAAATTTAAGTGTTAATGGAGATGCTTCTGTTAATAATGGGTTGTGGTCTAACAGAGTTAATATTAGTGGAACTCTTCAAACAACAAATAGAGGATATGAATTAGACTGTAAAGGGTATCAACATTTCTATACGCATACAAATTCAAACGGGTTTCAATTAGACATAGGTTCGAGCGGGCCGTATAGTAACTTCCGTTCGGGATATTTTTATAAGCCAGATAGTTCTTTTTCAAGTGATAAAACATTGTATATTGTAAATCAGGATGGAGCAGATGCTACAAACACCTATCGTGGAGCTATACAACTATCACCAAACAATGGTTCATTAGGATACTTGGCTTGTTATGGAAACGGACATACGGTCATTCAAGCCAATATTAATGATTATACTTTAAGGACAGTTCAACAAGCAAACAATGGATACGGAATTAGAGTTGATACACAATATAATGGGCTTTACCTTTTTCAAGCAAATGGAAAAATTGATGACGGAACTTTTCAGACTGTAATGACCCTTCACGCAGAAGGTGGTAATAATGGCTTACTTACGCTCGGAGCCTATCCTGTAGCCCCATCTAACTCTTTTAAACTTTGGGTCGCCCCACCAAAAAATTTGGCAGTCCAGGATACATATGTAGGGGTAGCCAATCAAACGTATAGAGCAAATGGTTCAGTTTGGTTTGGTATGACAACTGGTGCCGTTGGTGTAATACACTCAACAGACAGTGGAAACCATATTGATATTCGTCCTTATGGTTCTCAAAGAGCGAGATTTGCGGCAAATGGTGAAATATTCTTAAACGGTCAATCAACAACAACCTCATCTTCAACCAATTCAACAATGACTATAACGAGTGTAAGCTATTATGGAGGAGGAAATACGTCATATTGTCGAACTCTTGGACTTGGAAATTATTATCCACTCGTAAATATCTACCACAACGGTGGGTTCGCTATCGGAGCTGGAACAAACCTCATAGCATCAACAGAATATTATAGAACAAATCACTCAGCGTGGATAGTTGCTGGAGGCGTTCAACAGCTTCGTGCGGACTGGACTGGGAAATACCAAATATTGGCTAACTTGACCGTTCAAATGGATACTTTGAATGCGCTTGCCGGATATATATTGTATATAAACGGAGCTGCTTATACATACCGCTACCACACGAACTGCGTCGCTAATGGGTATGTATCAATGAATATTACACAACTTATCCAGCTAACAACTGGTGATACTATACAATTTTACTTGTATGTGTCAGCTGGTAATGCCTATATTATAGGGGGTTCAAATGTTAGTATTTCATACGAAGGTTAATGATAAATAAATTATTTTCTTTATAAATAGTAAAATGGAGATTGATATCAAAATGATAACACAACAACAGTTGGATTTTGTCAATATGAGAATAAATGACTTACAGAAAACACTTGAGGGATTACTTCTTGATAAACAACGATTGGAAGGAATTCTAAATGCGTAAAAAAAAATTATTTTCTTTTCAATGAGTAAAATACTATGGGGATATTCGGAAATCTTTTTTCACCTCTTTTTGAGGAAGCAGGTTCAGCGTTAGGCGGATTAATTGGTTCTGTAGCAGGAGACAAAGGTAGAGAAATCGGTGCTAAAATAGGCCGTGGCGGTGGTGGTTTAGTTGGTGGTTTATTACCATTCAAGAAAGGCGGAGTTGTAGCTAAAGGTAAAAAAGGAAAGAAACCAGCTCATATGGTTAAGGGCTCTGTCGCAGCTAAGCGTCATATGGCTAAGCTTCGTAAGATGAAAAAGTAAATTATTATATTTGGATATTATAAATGAATAGCGAAGACAAATTTAATTATCATTGCGACAAAGTAAGAAAACTTATACAAAATAAATTATTATCTAATGATAAGAGTAAAGACAATGTTAGCAAAATCACTCGTATTACCTACGACATATAGGGCGCCTCAATTCTCTATCAACGATAGCTTGCGTAGAAGAGAACTACTATTAGAACAAGCAATTATTAGAAGCCGACAACTACCTACAGCAAGGGTTAATAAATAAACTGTTTGGGATGACAACGTTTAGACATTTTTTAATTGATTTAAAAAAATTAATTAAAAAAAAGTTAAAATATTATCTTTTATATATAAAAAAGAAATGCCAAGAACAAAAAAAGGAAATCGTGTAGAAACACAATTCGATAAAGAAGAGGTTGAAAGAGTTGATTGTATCGCTCTTGCTTACATCTGTTTAAATTGGGAAAGATTAGAGGTTGGAAAAGCCTTTGATGTATCTACTTGTTCCTACTTAAACAATGAAGCTTTTCTTACTTTAATGAAGAATGTAGTAAAATCTCTTAAGGTTAAAGGACAAGATTTCCCTATTGGTTTAAGGGATATCAAGTATAAACGAGGGGATTTAGGCTTTGGAAGACTTCAATGTAAGTCTCACGGCTATATAAACATCTCAAGAGTTATTCGACATACTCTTTGTAATGTTAAATTATCGAATGGAAATTGCTTCAAAAGATACGCAGATTATGATATGAAAAATTCGCATCCGTATGTGTATTTACATCTTTGTAATCTTATTGATGAAAAGTGTCAAGGATTAGTTCAATATATCGAACAAAGAGAGAGTTTTCTTTCAATGTTAAAAGAACTTCATCCTCATCTTTCAAAAGACCAAGTTAAACAAGCTTTTTTATCTCGATTGAATGGTGGAAGTGCCGATGATATCACAGTTGATATTGAAGGCGGTTATTGGGCTCAATATTGTCAAGATGTTGATAGATGTAGAGAATTGATATTTGAGAAATTAATCAAAGTTCAATATCCTCAAATCATCAATTACGTAAAGAACAGAAACGCGGATGGTGAAAATACATTTAACTTCAAAGCAAAATGTATTTCGAAATTACTCGAGAAATATGAAGATGAAATTAGAGAATGTCTCGAAGTTGAATTTGAAAGAATGGGTATCGATGTATCAGTTCATTGCTATGATGGAATACAATCATATATTAACTTTAATAAGATAAAGGTCAATGACTTGTTATTAAAGGAAGTTAGTAGAAATTTAACTACAAAAATGGGATTTGAAGTTCAAATTGTTGAAAAAGCTATGAATGAGGGTTTAATTATTCCAAGTGAATTTTATAACTCATTTGACTTTAGTCAATGGAATTCTTTCAAAAAGGAATTTTGTTATCCTGAAATTGACGATTTATATGCTGGAAAGACGTTTATTCGTCTTATTGGGGATGAGAATATTATGAGAGTTGTGAATAAGTTTGATGGCTCTTTTATTCTCTATCTTTTTAATCAAAAAACAGGACGTTGGATTGTGAATGATGAAAGAAATAGTGGTATTCGTGATATTGCGCTTACTTTTGGTAATAAATTAAAATTTGAAGAACAAATCGTTAAAGTTGATGAAGAAGGTAATGAAACATCAACATTTCGTTGTCATAACTATGTAGGTCAAAATAGTAAATTAAATGCGATGGCGCAAATGGTTGTTAATTTGGTTAGGGAAGTTAGTGATATAAAGTTTCGTGAGATGAACCTTTCCACAAAAGAGAAATTACTATTTACTAATGGTGTTTTGGATATGAAAACATTGAAATTAGAACCTTTTAGTAGTAAATATTTCTTTCTTAATGGCATCAATAGAGACTATATTGATTATAAGAACAATAAGGAATTTTTGGAAATAAAAACATTGGTTAATAAACTTTGTTTTCAAGATGCTTTTGACTTGGATGGATATAGAGAAAGTGGTGAGTTTTTGAAGATTGGTTTATCGTTTGGATTAGCAGGTAGAACAGATATTAAGAATTGCTTTTTTAACATTGGCGAGACTAATTGTGGTAAAAGTTTATTAACTAACGTTTTGAAACTTGCTTGCGATGAGTATGTTTCAACATTCGATGCTAATAATTTTATCTTACAAAAGAATGAGGATGAGGCTAAAGCATTAAAATGGTTATATGACAAAGTTGGAAAACGTATTATGATTAGTAATGAAATGAAAAGAGGACAAAGAGATGAAATGAGTGTAAAGTTTGATATTGAGTTATTGAAAAAGATTGTCGGCGGTGGGGACACTTTAAGCGTTAGAAAGTTAAATAAAAATGAAGTAGAGATAATTAATCAAGCATTATTTATTTTTATGCTTAACGATGTTCCTACTTACTCAAATCCAAATGATGAAGCGTTTAGAAATCGTGCGATGGTGTTAGAGTATAAAGTTCAATTTTTAGACCAAAGTCAAATTGATGATGATAATAGACATTTTGCGAAAAGTAAAGATGCTACAATAGAACAAAAATTCGTAATGAACGATATGTGGAAGGATGCCTTACTCAATTTATTACTCGAACAATACAAAACTCACTGTAATTCCAGCTTAAAGGACATCCAACCAAATTCTATTAAGGATGCTACAGGCGAATGGTTAGTTGATGAGGAAGGTAATGCGTCATTTAAGGACTTACTATTTTCAAAAATCACCATTACTAACTTACCGGATGATAAATTAACCTTAAAACAAGTATGGAATATGTTTTCTTCAAATGAGATAAATGGTATGTCAAAAGTTAAATTTGGAAAAGCGGTAAGGAAGTATATAGCGCTCAAACAACCCCCTCAAGGTAAAGTTTGGTTTGACAACAAAACAGAGGCTGGTTTTATAGGTGTAGTAGTGAAGGAAACAGAGAGAAATTTCTAAAACATACCAAAATACTCATTTCTCATTCGTTTTGCCTTTTCTATATAAATATATGTAAAAACGCATATAAAAATAACAAAAGGAACATATAAAATATAAAACACATATAGTAAGTAGTAAGGTAGTAAGGTAGTAAGGTAGATATATATACTTAAAATCAACCTGAAATATAAAAGATTAAATTTAAAGGCTTAAATAGGCTTTAAATTTACCATTTGAATTGAGAAGCATAAGAACTTCTAACTTGTGGTTGAGGTGGTGCTTGAGTTTGCTTTATTTCCTCATCTATCTCTTTTAATAACGCTTTCTTCTTTTCAATCTTCTTCTTAGCTTTAATTATCTCTTCATCGGTCTCTTCTGTTTCATCAACACTATTATCACTTTCAATCTCAACAAGCTTTCTTGGCCTTCCTGGACGACGTTGTATGGAACGGGGTTCAATCTTCGCCTCTCTTTCTTTCTTCTTGTATTCCTTGACCTTGATTATCTTCATTGATTTCATTTTTTCCTCTTCTTTCGCCTTTCTCTTCTCTTCACGAGTAATCTTGGCCTTCTCTCTTCCTACTTTTAATATCTCTAACATCTTTGCTTTGGTTTCTTCACTTTTATAGACGTGTGGTCTTTTCATCTTCTCGACAAGCTTTCTTGCCTCTTTTGGTGTCATTTCAATAACATTAGTCTCTGGTTTCTGTATATTAGCTTCATATGCTTCATTTGAGACCATAATTTCCTTGCCTGGTTCAACTGACAAGTTATTTTTTTTGCCCTTCGGCCTCCCTGCTCCTTGGCGTTTAAACACATCCCCTAAAACAGAGGGGTTAGCCTCAATAAATTGTTTAAGAAAACTTAAGTCTAAAGTTGGTTTAGTCTCGGTAGTCATCGTATATTATTTAAATATAAGAGAATAAAATAATAAAAAAAATTATTTTTTTCTATTCTTATTATAAATGAGTGCTTTATATGGTGGAAGAGATTTAAGAGACGATGAAATTAACTATAAACCATCCCTTGTTTATCCAAGTGAGATAATTGCGGTAAAAAAAGACTATATGGAACCTGATGACATAAAAAATTTATTAAAAATGGAATTTGAGACGAGAAAAAGTCTAAAGGATAAAGATGTTCCAAAGCTTGTTTTAGACCCTCAAATAACCGATGAAGAACGTCGTGAAAGACGATTAAAAAGTCATAAACCTGATTTCTGTGGCTCTTGTGGAACCGAACAAAGATTTGATGACGAAAAATATTGCCACAAATGCCAACGAGATGCTGGATATAATCCTCACAATCTTGCTATAGGTGGTGAAGGAAAATGTATTCAAGATTACAATAGAAGAAAGGAAGAAGAGTATTACGACCCTTATAATCTTACAGTCAATTGTAAAAACGTTAGATATATACCAACAGGTGCTACAGGCGCTATATGCGCTACAGGATGCCCGTTATTACCAACTTACTCAATTGAAAAGAAGGAACCAAATGTAGTAATGGCGATTACACAGCTTGCTTTAAAGCCAGATGAAGAATGGGAAGAATTTCAACTCTTTAAGGAATTTATAAAACTAAAATATAGTAAATAAACATTTTATTATCTAATTGATATAATAAAATGAGTAATTCAACTTTACTGACAAGTTATAATTTCTATATTAACTCGTCTCAACGAAGTCAAGGCGTCCCAGCCGATTATAACGTATATCTTACAACGCCTCTATATCTTAATGGTATCGTTCCAAGTGAATTTAGATTTGTAATTCATTACGTTCAAGTTCCATTTTGTTTCTCGCAATTTAATCAATACAACTATACAACAAGCTACTCACTTCTTCGAAATAGTATTACATATACTTCGTCGTTTAATATAACAACAGGGAATTACAACGTCAATACATTCATTACAGAATGGATACGTGCCTTAAAAGCATCATTGACATTAGTAGCTTCATTTACACCTCTAATAACAGGAACATACTCGGCTGATACAAATCTTATTACTTTCACAATGCCAAGTGATAGCTTTGCTGATACAGTTATTACCTTTCAAAATTCGAATTCGAATTATAAAGCGGTAAATTTAGCTCTTGGTTTTAATAATAGTTGGACTTTGGCTCAAAACTCTTCTACTACATCACAAATCGATGTAAATGTTTCACCAAGTAGAAATTTATACTTGACAAGTGATACTTTAATTCAAAGTAAAGCATTCGATGCCTTAACGACATCAATATCTGTCAGTCCTGTTATTGCTGTCATCCCTATAACAGTGACCCCTAATAATTACATTACATTCTATTATAATCCACCAATATCAAGTATATTGAATAATACTGTTATTGACAAGCTAAATTTCCAACTCAAAGATGAGAGTTTAAATAGAGATTTAGTTGATTTTGACTTGGATTATACGTTATATTTTACAATTGAAGAACATAGAACAGACTTAGATAGAAATACACCTGTGAATACTCTTAGTGTAAATCCATCTCGATTAAATGATATAGTTGGAACACAACAAGAAATACCGCCAATACCTCAAGAACAAATAGATAGAAGAAATAGACTTATGAAAGCAAGAGAAAAAGTAAGTAAGAAATTGATAGATTTGAAGGATGAGTTAGAGAAAAGTATATAAAAAAAATTAATTTCTTTTGGATAAGTAAAATGTTAAAGAAGCCATCATTATTATTAGGTTTGAAAACAGGACAACCAATGATAAATCGAAATACACAACCAGATTATAGAGGAATACCAGATTTACCACCTATGTTTTTTCAAAAGGGGGGAATAATTGATATGGAAGTAAAAGATGATACAAGAAAATCAAACTATTTCCAACGTAGAATGTAAAAAAAAATTTTTATTTTCTTTTGAATGAGTAAATAAAAATGTCAGCAAATATCGCAAATTTGAAAGATTACACATACGAAGCGCAACAAGATGATGGTGTCAATGTTGTTCCTCGTTCAATGAACCCAGCTCGTATCGCGCGTCCAGTCCAATGTTCTAAACAAATTAAGAACATCTCTGCGATTAGTGGTTCCACCGCAACATCAGGTCAATTATCCCTCATCCAACTTCCATTCGGCGCTGGTGCTGGATTTATGAAACCTGGTTCCGCTTATTTAAGATTTAGATATCAAGGAACTCAAGCAGACAACTATCACGGTTTCAAAGGTTCCGTTCCTTCCGCTCAAGCATTAATTCAACGTTTAACAGTTTCTCAAAACTCAAACATTGAGTTAGTCAATGAATATGGTAGATTAATGACAAACGTCGTTTATCCATTTATGACATCAAGTGATTATATGAATAATATCGCTATTCAAGAAGGTGGAATTGGCAATAACGTTTTAGTTTCTTATCCTTACGCTACCGGAACTGTAGGAACAGGTGGCTACGGTCCAACAGATAGCGAACAAAGATTTACATTCGGTCAAGCTACACCAGGTATCGCATCCGCTATTGAATTATCTGTTTCATTAGCATCTGGTTTATTAAACAACAAAGAATTAAGTATGATACCGCTCGAACTTATGTCAAGTCCATTAACAATTCAGGTGGATTGGTGTTCCGTTAATAACGCTATTTATGGTTCAACAACAGCTACAACTGAATTTACTTGTTCTAACGTTCAATTATGTTATGAAAGTGTTAATCCACCTCAACAATACATTAACGAATTACGTGCTGGCTTAGCTTCTGGTAAGGTCTTTTCAATTCCATACACAACAGTTATATCCGCTCAAACATCAAACGCTTCAACAGTTTCATACAATATGTCTTTGACATCTTCATCTGTTGAAGGCTTCTTCTATGGTGCTTTACAATCATTCAACTTAAATAACTCAACATTAACATCTGGTTGGTTCTCTTGTGCTACAGGTGCGAGTGATAACAGTGATAGAACAACAATGAATAGAAGACTATATGCTGATGGTGCTTTAGTCGCTCAACAACCATCTATTAATTCCGATACATTATTATTCCGTGAATTAATGCGTGCGGTTCAAGGTGGCTTCTGCGGAACTGATGTATTAAACACAATTCCATTCTCAAACAGAGGTATGAATACACAACAACCAGGTTCATTCCGTTCTACATTCTATGCGGGTGGTTTCAACTTAAAGAACTTCAATGAAAGCAACCTTACGATGGAAGGTATTCCAGTTTCTATTTTGAACTTCCAAAAAGATGATTACGCTGGTGCCGATGGTATCTTATATATGTATGCTTTCGTAAGCCAGATAGCTCTCATCGATGCTTCAGGTTCTATTTCTATTGTTCGTTAATCAATCTATTTTAAGGTAGTGCTTATGGCGCGACGACCTTTTTTAATATTTTTATATTATCTTCTTTATAATATAAAAATGATTAGACGAGTTAAACGATTTTTGGGTTTTAACACCGAACTTCCAAAGAAACAACAGGACTTTCTTGATAGAGATGGAGATACTAAAATTACATCTCTCAAAGTAGTTCGTGCGCCTATTTATGAGATAGTAAGACAATTTTTAAATGTAATCTCATTAGGCCTTTTCAATAAGCTTCAAGAGAAAGTTGGATATGACAAATTGTATCATTTATCCTTAGTAGTAAATAATGCTACACGTATCGAGAAAAACGAACAAATCAAAATTTCACCTTATCGAGATATGAAAGACGAACAAGTGATGGAAGTTCCTTTGAGAGGAAGGAATATAACAATAAAGGAATTAATGGATAATACATCGAGAGTAATGGGAGATAAATTTCTACCATATGATGCGTTTGAAAATAATTGTCAAGATTTTATAATAGGTATATTAAGGGCTAATTCACTATCAAATCCAGAATTAGAAAAATTTATTAAACAACCAGTTGGTGAGATAGTCGATGGCTTACCAGGATATGTAAAAACAACAACAAAGGCAATAACTACCATAGGAGGACTATTAACCTATCTTCGTGAGGAAATAGGATTGAAGAAAGGAGGTGTGATTACACCCGAATTATTTGTTGATGAAGACGAAATGTTAGAATATTAACTGAGTTTTTCGAGTTATTTCTAATAACAAACAAAATGGATTTCGATTATATAGACTTCTTAAGCTCAGCTCTTAAAGAAAAAGCATTAGTTAATTTAGTAGATGAATATAAATATCAACCTAAATACTGGGAAAATAATTGTAAAGTATATTCAAGCGAGTATATTAGATTGAAAAAAAAATTAACACTAACATTTAAATATGGTGGTATGAATAAATCAATCAAGGACGTATCATCATTTCAAATTTTTCATTTAGATTATGGAGTTGGAGACTACAAGGTTCAAAGAAGTGTATTATGCTTTCCTTATAGACAAAAAAAAGAAAATGTAAAGAAGAATTTATTAGTAAGACCAAGTGGTAATGATTATTTTTGTGTAAAAAATAAAAATGATTTTTACTATTGGCGTATAGAATATAGTTTTGACCCTTGGGATGTCGAACTAACTAAATTTTTCTTTACAATAAAAAAGTGGATAGCAACAGATATACATCCTGATTTTAAAAATTTAACATATAAACAATACGAAGAAGAAGATTGGAATGTAGATTGGATGGAACAAGGAAACAACGAGTTGATGCTGGTAGAAAGAGAACAGATGAGTTAGGTGAGAAAGATGAAATCATTAAACAATTAGAAGCTCGTATAAAAGAATTGGAAATAGAAAATAAAAAATTAAAAGCAAAGAAAGCGCCTATTCCAATATATTTCGATATAGAAGAACAAGAGGTAGAAAAGGAACAAGAATTTGAAATTTAAGTTTAATAAGAATAAATATAAGTTGGTTAATCCAACTCATATTTAAAATTTAACATTTAACGGCTAAGATATCATTTCCATCGGTATCATTTATAGAACTTATCTTATACTTATACTTTGTAAGTTTTTGAATAGCCTTACTTACACCAACTTTACCCAACTCTTTCCAATTTTCGTGATGTCTCATAAAGCAATGTTCGTCAAAGCCCCAGTTCTCAAATCTAATCTTTTTGATATTGAACTTATCCAAGTCAATCATCTTTAAAATCTCACTATCAAATCCTTCGGTATCAATTTGAAGATAGTCGATAGTCTTAATTCCAAACTCTTCACATATATCATCAAATGTGATAGTCTTTGCTTTTATTTTACACATATCATCTTTCGAAGCCCAATCGTTCATTGGAAGGAGTGAAAAATGACTATCGGTATAAGTAAAGCCATTATCAGCTTTACTTCCATAAACACCATTTGAAGCAGGAATATATAATTCAACATCCATATCACTATGATAGTAGATAGCGTTGTTAAAGATATGAACGTTTTCAACATCTTTGTAATTACGTTTTATTTCTTGAACTAAAGCAATGTTTGGTTCAACTAAGATAACTAATTTTGGTTTAACAGACTTGACAAGAGAGTTAAAGAGGTCATTTCCATCATTTGTTCCTATTTGAAAATAGACAGCCATATTTATCTTAAAGAAAAGAAAAGAAAAAAAAATTTAAACATTATTTTCTTTTTATAAGATAAATGCCAACAGACGACCAAAAATTTAATGAGGTTATGAAACTACCAACTTACACTATCGACTTAGACCATTATAGAAAATTTGGAACAGAATACTTAATACAAGTTGAAAAGTATTTGAACTCAACAGTCTATTGGATGTTTGAAGACTTAATTAACATAGTTGTAAAAGATGATGATAAGTATATCTCATATACATTAGATAAGACAAATTTTAAAGTAAGAGTTCAAGACTTGATGAATACTATACATTCAAGTAGTGATTTGACAGCGAGGCCGGGGTTATTGGATTAAAAGAATTAAAAAGAAAATAAAATCTCGACTATAATATAAATGATACGAGTTAGAAGACCATACCAAGCGCCAAAGCGACAACTTGCGGTTCCAATAACAGCTCATACAGGAGAGTTGGTGGTTCCATTGAAACAAACAAAAGCATTGAATGAATTTTTATTTT